CGAATCCTGATTTTTCTGGCCTGTAAACGCCGCCTGTCGGCCTGCAGCATGACAAAACGAGGGTGGTTGCCGGTAACCCCTGCCACACAAAAAATACAGAAAACGCACAGAGTATTCCGCTCTTAAACGCTCCATACGCGTAGCAGCCTGATGATAGTAGAGACTTAAATGTGTCGGCGTACGGCGGAGCATCTTTGCGTTTTTCTACCAGCATTAGTTTTGGCTGGGAGTCATACACGTCCTGAACTGCTTGGGCATCCGCTAGCTGCAGCAGCCTAACTTCAAAGCTGACAGGCGAGTTTGTTTCGTGCGAGAATCTTGTCATGAGGCAATTTTGCCCCAAACGGAGATTTATTGATGGCTGTTTTTGACGTACACACGGTAAAAAGCGATGGGTCCGCAGGGCCAACGTTGGTCTACAACAACACCACATCTTCGCTGGTGTTCAAAGATACCGGTGAGTCCGTCATACCAACTTTTGTTTCCGACAGCTCGGCAGTGGCTACCGTTATAAGCAAAGCTATTCCGGGCAGAAAGACAGCACCCAAAGTGCTAAAAATCTCGTTGGGGCTGTCCTGCAACTACGAATGCAGCTACTGCAGCCAGCGCTTCGTACCGCATGCAGACTCAACAAACCCGGAAGACATTGACTCGTTTATCAGCCAGCTTGTAGCCGCTGTACCTGACGCACCTGACAAGGTAGAGTTCTGGGGCGGCGAGCCATTTGTCTACTGGAAAACCCTAAAGCCGCTGGCCGAACGCTTGCGCGGTATGTACCCACAAGCCCATTTTTCAACCATTACCAACGGTAGCCTGCTTGATTCTGAGAAAAACGAGTGGCTGGACAAACTGGGTTTTAGCGTCGGTCTGTCGCACGACGGTCCGGGCTACCACGTGCGCGGAGTCGATCCGCTGGATGACCCAGAGAAAAAAGCCGCCATCATGGAGTTGTACGGTAGATTGCACCCGCAAGGTCGTATAAGCGTTAACGCCATGATGCACTCGGGTAACCGCAGCCGCGCTAGCGTGGCAGCTTGGCTAAAAGAACGCTTTGGCCCCGACGTACAGATTGGTGAGGGTGCGTTCATTGACCCATACGATGAGGGTGGGATGGCTTCTACTTTGGACTCAGCAGCAGACCACTTTAGTTTTAGAACTGAAGCCTTCAAAGAGCTTCGTTTTGGTCTTGCGTCCAACTTTCATATCAGTCACCAGAAAATGACTGACTTCATCAACTCCGTGCGAACTGGGCGAAAGGCTGAGACTTTAGGCCAAAAATGCGGCATGGATACCACCGACAAACTGGCGGTCGACCTGCATGGCAACGTGCTTACCTGCCAAAATGTGAGTGCTGCAGCCACTGCTCCCAACGGTCAGCCACACAAAATAGGCCACTTGTCCGACCTGTCGGCGGTCGAAATGCGTACATCTACCCACTGGAGCCAGCGACAAGAATGCGCTAACTGTCCGGTTTTGCAGCTGTGCAAGGGCTCTTGCATGTTCTTGGACGGGCCATTGTGGGACGCTGGGTGTGACTCGTCTTACTCTGACAACATCCCGTTTTTGGCTGGCGGCATTGAGTACTTGACTGGCCTGATCCCGTACTACATCGAGGGTGACTTCCGGCAAGAGCGAAAGGACATTTTCGGCCAGTTTGCGCAAAGCCAGCAGCCTGCCAGAAAAGTTATACCAATAAAAGTATTTCCACAAGAAGCCTAACCAATGTAAAATTCGGCAACTTTTTAGTCGAGTATCGGCATGGACAACCAACAACTTTTCAACCTCGTAGTATCTGTTGCAGGGTTTCTTGCGGTGTTTGTGTTCTACCAAGTCATGCAACGTTTGCAGCGCATGGAAGACAATTTGAGCGCACTTGAGAAGCAACTGCCCCACGACTACGTGACCAAAGACGACTACCGGGCTGACATCAAAGAAGTCAAAGACATTCTTCGTCAGATTTTTGATAAGTTGGACGGCAAAGCCGACAAGACATGAAAGACTGGGCCGTTGCTTTTATCGCTGCGGCCCTTGTTAGCTGCCTAACCATTTGGGCCGCTTTTTCGCTTATGCCGTTACTTCAGTGGGTGCTCAGATGATTGGTATGCTGCTTGATCCAGATGCCGCTCTTGATGCGGTAAACAACGCTGTACGGCTGGTCAAAAAGGCTAGCGCAACAGCGCAAAGTGTGGAGTCTCTGGCTCCAATGCTTGGCAAGTATTTCGATGCCAAGGCCAATGCTATTGCGTCTGCTGAAGCTGCCAAAGCAGGCACATTCGGCGGTTCTTCTATGGGCAAGGCTCTTGAGATTGAGCTGGCCATCGACTCGCAAAAAGAGTTTGAAGAAGACCTCAAGCGCCTGTTCTGGAATGCCAACAAAATGGACGTGTGGCAGAAGATCAAAGCCCGTGCCACAGTGATGGAGGCCGAGGCTGCCAAGGCCGCAGGCAAGGCCAAGGAAGACGCACGCCGCAAGAAGCAAAAAGATAAGGAAGAGCTTGAAACTGCAATTGCCGTCATCCTGTCAGTTGTGATTTTCCTGATCCTCATGTGGGGTGGCTGGGAGCTATTCTCATTCTGTCGTAAGAACGGGTGTTGAGATGTGTGGAAGTTACTCAAGTGGTTCGACGTTGGCACAGATTGGAAACTTGGGTTTGACCGATTCCTCAAGTTCTGCTGCGGGGCTATCATCGTCCACCACTTGCTCGACATCCTCTATGTCTTGCCGGTCGAAGACTCCAAGTCGATCATTGAGTTCATAAAGTCCAACATTCCATTTGGAGGCAAATGAAAGTCCTGAAAATTTTATTGCTGTGTTTGGCTTTGACTGCGTGCCAAGAGCAGTACCGCTATTTCTGCCAGAACCCTGACAACTTCTACAAAGAGCAGTGTCAGAAGCCTCGCTGCCAGTTCACGCAGACTTGCCCAGAGTACCTTGTCGCCCCCATCTTGGAGAAACAAATTGAGCAAACCAGACCAGCTTCTGAGCCCACACCTGTCCGCTGACCAGATTGAAGTCAGAATTTGGGGTTTCGTGGTCGTCATGATCACGCTGATCCTGACGTTCATTGTCTTTGCGTTGCTGTACTCCGTGACGTTTGTGACGCAGCCGATCAAGTCGATGGCCCCCATCGACCAAGCCTATACCAAGATGCTCAACGACATCGTGCTGCTGATAGTAGGCGGTATTGGTGGTGTGGTCGGTAAACGCGCCGTGGGTGCGGCATCTAATGCCATGAGCCCAAAGCCCCCTACACCGCCCGCTGCGGTGCCTTGCCAGCCTGTTCCTGTGGCTCCCGCGCCTGTTATGTCTGCTGCTCCTGCCATGCCAAACTTCAACTGGATGGGGATTCAGAACCCGCAGCTGGATGAGTCATGGACTCCCGGCCCACCACCTACTACACCACCAGAGCACATGGAAGATGACGACGAACGCGAGGTGCTGGCTGCAGCTCGTCAGGAAGTGAAGGCCTCTTGATGTTCGGCATACCTCTTCCGTGGGTGCTTGGTGGGGCTGCTGTACTGACAGTCGCCACCTACTTTACCGGCCACCACAAAGGCTGGGCACAGCGTGACGCTGAGATGCAAGTGGAGATCGCTCGCAAGAACGAAGAGTCACGTGCCAAAGAGCAAGAGATGGCCAAGGCCGTCAACGCCAAAGACGAAGAGTTGAGAAAGGCAAATGATGTTGTCAGCAAAAAACAAACTGATCTTAATCGCCTGCTTAGTGCTGGCCGGTTGCGGCTCCCGACCACAAGTTGTGTACAAACCACCGCAGCTGCCGCCCCTGCCGCCGGAAATAGCGCAGAAGCGAGTGCCCAACCTGACCGACAGGCTGATCAACCTTCTGACGCCGAGCGACAAACCATCGAACTCATCGCCCAAATCGCAGCCGATGGAGACCGCGCCATCAACCAGCTCAACGCTTGCATCGACGCCTACAACGAAATGAGGAACATTGCCAATGGTCAACGCTGAACAACTCAAGGCATTACACATTGACCCCAAGTGGGTTGATCCGCTCAACGAAACCTTTGAGCGCTTTGGTATCTTGACTCCCCGCCAGCAAGCTGCGTTCATCGGCCAGTGCGGGCACGAGTGCGCCCACTTCCGGGTGCTCGAAGAGAACCTGAACTACCGCGCTGAAACCCTGACAAAGCTGTGGGCCAAGCGTTTCCCTACACTAGAGTTCGCCAAGCAGTACGAGCGCAACCCCAAGAAGATCGCCAACTACGTCTACGCAAACCGCATGGGTAACCGTGACGAAGCGTCCGGTGATGGCTTTCGGTTCAGGGGCAGAGGTTGCGTCCAGTTGACCGGCTCGGCGAATTACTACCATGCTGGCAAAGCCCTCGGCGTTGATTTCATCATGGAGCCAGACTTGGTGGCCACGCCGCAGTACGCTGCTCTGACAGCCGGACACTTCTGGAACACGCAGAAGCTCAACCCGATTGCTGAATCCGGCAACAACTTGGCTCTGACCAAGAAGATCAACGGCGGCACGATTGGCCTTGACGACCGCATCAAGCACACAAACTTGGCCTTGGCTATTCTGGGCGGCTGAAATTACTATGATTACTGCTGAACAGACACAGGCGCTGGGGTTGTTTGCTGACTGGGTAGACCCGCTCAACGAAACGTTTGCGGCTAACGACATAAACACACATACTCGCATGGCCGCTTTTGTCGGCCAGTGTGCGTTTGAGTCTGACAACTTCAAGGTGCTTCAGGAGAATCTTGACCTGAAGGCTAACGCTTTGATGAAGACGTTTAGCCGCTCGCGCATAAGCGAAGACGACTGCATGCGCTACGGTAGTAGAGCTGAAATAAAGCAACGGGCGGACATCAACGGCATAGCCAACGCCATCTACGGTGGGGACTACGGTCGTAAGAACCTCGGCAATACCGAGCCAGAGGACGGCTCGCGTTTCCGTGGCCGGGGGTTATTCTTGCTGCGCGGTAGAACCAGCTACGCCCAAGCTGGTCAAGCCATTGATGTTGATTTGGTTGAGTCCCCTGAATTGGTGGCTTTGCCGCAGCATGCAGCCCTTACCGCTGGGTGGGTTTGGCGTGCCAACGAGCTGAACGCTCTGGCTGACGCTGGGGATATTGCTGCTATGACTCGAAAACTGGGTGGCTCGGCTGCTACGGTAGATGACCGCATTCGCTACATTGCTCGTGTGGCGGAAGTTCTTGGAACTTAATCTGCTGGCAGATACAATACCAAACACCGCAGGAGGCCACTATGGCACAACAGTTCACAAACAATGCTAGAGCTCTGCTTGTAGCAGGTATTAGCTACTCTGACACTTCGCTCGTTATTCAGGCGTCTAAGGCCGACCTGTTTCCAGTTGCCAATACTGGCTCTGCCTCCGTGCCTGCGGCAACTAGCTGGTTCAAAGCCACGCTGCAAAACTCCGCTGGTGACGTGGAGATCGTTTACGTGCGGACTAGAACCGCCGGTTCCGGCGTTTTTTCAAACGTCATCCGTGGGCAAGAAGGCACTGCAGCTCTTAGTTTCGTTGCTGGCACTGTTGTGGGGCTGCGCCTTACAGCACAAGACGTACAGACCGCGCTTGGCGTGACTGGGCAAAACAATACTTTTACCGGCAACAACACGTTTAGTGGTGCCAACACCTTCAGCGGTGCAACTACCCTCACCGGTAACAACAGCTTCACAGGGACTAACACGTTCACTGGCCCTGTCGAGTTGCCTTCAAGCGCTACAGGTGTAACACAGACGGCAGGGGACGACTCGACTGCTTTGGCCACTACGGAGTTTGCTACCTCGGCTATTGTGGCTGAGCGTACGGCGGCCACAACTCTGACCAACAAAACAATTACCAGCCCCACACTCAACGGCACTCCAACAACGCCGACGGCGGCGGTCAATACGAACAACACACAAGTCGCATCGACTGCATTTGTAGTTGCTCAGATAGCTGACGACGCGCCAACAAAAACCGGAGGCGGCGCTTCAGGAACTTGGGACATTAGCATTAGCGGCAACGCTGCAACAGCCACGTTAGCTACCAACGTTGCAAACGGCTTTGGTGTTGGGCAAGTTTGGCAGGGCGTGGGACGTGGCTCTGGCACTTGGTATCAAAACACAACTGGCCGACCCATTATGGTGTTTGCTCGCTGGGGTACATTTGCTGTTGCGGTTGCTTTTTATGTCAACCCGTATGCGCCAGACTACAACGGAGCCGCAGGCATTTCGTTCACCGACGGCGACAGCGGCGATTCGGGAGACTACGGTATTATCGTTGTGCCGCCCAATCACTACTATACGTGTAACAATTGGGGCGATGCTCAGGAGCTGCGATAATGAGTGAACAAGGCTTTTACCACCCCGCACGCGGGTATTGGCAGACTAATGCCGAGGCTAGCGCTGAAGTTTTGGCTGCGTATCCAGAGGGCACAAAGCAGGTTCCTGTTATGCCGGGGCCCGGTTACGTCTATGACGGTAACGCATGGCAACCGCCCAGCCAGCAGTGGATTGACGAGCAAGCCGAAATAGTGGTTCGCTCTGAGCGAGCGTATCGCTTAGCTCGTCAAGTAGACGTTGTAGCTAGAAATCCTCTGCGCTGGGGCAGCATGTCTGCCGAAAAGCAAGCTGAGTGGGCTGCGTACAGAACAGCACTGCTGGACATTACTGACCAGCCGGGGTTCCCCCACCAAGTACTGTGGCCCACAAAGCCATCCTGATTGGAGCTCAACATGGCCCAGCTATTTACCAACAACGCCCGCGCAACAATTACATCGTCCATTACGGCTGACGCTACGTCCATCGTTATTGACGCAACAAAA